AACCTGAAAATGGACGACTTCGAACGGTTCGCCCAAACCTATCAGAAATTGGGGGAAGCAATAGCGCAGGCTTTTCTGCCCTTTATCGAGCGGGTTAATGAAGCTGTTGTGTTACTTCACACCGCGATGCGTCGTGAATATGACGCGATTGGGATGCCTTACGGCCCATCTGATGACGATATGTATCGTTTTTTGACAGATCGCGCCCAAATGGTAAACAGGGTGCGCGAGGTGGCGGATCAGGTAGCACGCGTACAGTATCACGCTGAGGTTAGGCGCAAAATAGCCGAGGGCATTGATCCTGGCGTGGCGCTGATCAGCACTCCGATGTTCGACGCATGGAGCGCTCCGCTTCCACCGGAGATTTTATTCCGCCTATGACTCGCTATAAAACCGGGCGTAATCGCCGCCGCGACAAGACAAATTCGACCATCATCCCGGATCAGGTTTGCGTTTTTCTCGTGCGCGAGATTTTGGATTACATTGAATGGTGGAAGGCGCAGCGATGACCGTGGGCACTTGGGTTATTCCCGCGTACATAGACCGCCAATTGACGGTGACTCAGGCGAATTATCTGCGATTTATCGTCCTCTACGCCCTGGATCACAATGGCAACAGCCCCACGAAAGCAGAATTGGCGCAGGAATTCAACGTCAAATGGAGCACGACCCGCTGGCATTTGCACGAACTCTCCAACAAACGCCTCATCCGTATCGAAGATGGCAAGATCATCGTCGAAGACTCTATCTGGGAACCCCCCAATATAGTGACGGAGTGAAATTGGCCGAACTCCCCGAAATAACTGGCGAAAATAGCTGGCCTAAATCGCATTCTATTTCCTCCCAATATCCTCTACACTGAAAGCAGGCTCTCGGACGATGACCGGGAGCGCGCACCGGACGTAGGGGCCGCAGCGTGGCGCGCGGGCTTCCCCCTGCCTTTTGCCACTTCTCTGTGGCCCCCTTGACCGGGCGTGACCTTGTACTGGACTTTGGGTGCCATGCCGTTCCCAATGCAATCTGAACCGCCAAGACAGGCATGGCTGAGGCGGTTCGGCCTCACCTTCCCGCCTGATCACCGGGAAGCAATTAACCGAGCGGTCCCGTGTGACCGCCGCGACCCGCAGCGACACGGCGCTGGTTTTTGGCGTCGTGTCGTTTTTGTTATGGCGAAGGCAGGGCGGGCTGAACGACTGGCACATTTTCACCGGCGCGGCGCGCGCCCTCCTGCGCGGCCAGAACCCCTATGGCAGGGAAGGGGTCTACCACGCGCCCTGGCTGTTCGTGCTGCTCATTCCGCTGCTCTGGGTGCCCGAGGCGCTGGCCCCGGCGCTGCCCTGGCTCGCGCTGCTGGTGGTCGCGCGCCGTTCACGGGTCATTGCGCTGGTGCCTATCGTCGGTCTCTCACTGCCCTTCGTGCTGTTGACCTGGCTGGCAAATACGGACTGGATCGCGCTGTTCGGTCTGGTCGGCGCGGGCTATGCCGCGCCGTTGTTCTTGACCGTGAAACCGCAGGCGACGGGCCTGGCGCTGGCGGCCTATGTCAACCCACAGCGCGCGCGCTATCTGGTGCCCCTTGCCCTGGCGGGCGTCCTGGCGTTTTTGCTCTGGCGCTGGCCGCTGGTCATCGTCGAGCAGCGGCAGACGATCACCACCTACGGCCACAACTGGGCGGTCTGGCGCATGACCTGGCCGGTCGGTCTGTGGGCCGCGTGGCGCGCGTGGGCGCAGCGCTCGGTGATGTGGGGCTGCGTCGCCTCCGTGCTGCTGACGCCCTATCTGGCGTTGTACTCGCTCGTGCCCGCGCTGGTGGCCGTGACGCGACGGCATCCGAGGACCGGCGGCGCGCTCAGTCTCGCCAGTTGGGGGTTTGCGCTGTGGTGAAACGGGTGGAACTGCTGACGGGCGACCCGCAAGAGGGCGAAACGCGCCGCGCAAGGCTCGCCTGCAACGATTACCTGCGGTTGGGCCCGGGGCGTTCCTTCTCGTCGCTCATTCAAAGCTACGGCGATGGGCGTCAAAAGTCGGCTCCATCGACTTCCAAACGGGTTATCGAACGGTGGTCCTCACGGTTTGGCTGGCAGGCGCGCGCAGAGACCTATGACGCCGAGCTGGAGCGCCAGAAGAATGAGGCCGAGGCGCAGCGGCGCGCCGAGATTCTGGGCACCGGGTTTGCGCTCCAGTACGAGCGGGTGTCGGCATTGAAGGACATTGCCGGGCTGCTGCTGGACGACATTCGCGCCAAGGCAAATCCGGAAGATGAAACCTTCGCTGTCGACACCGATACCAGCACGGACTCGCAGCGCCAGCGCCCTGGCGTATGGCTGCGCGATGTAAAACAGATTGGCGCCGGTGAGGAGGCAGAGAAAGTCGCGATTGTGCGGTTTAATGCGGCGATTTTCGACAAGTTCTACCAGGCGCTGGATGACATCGCCAAAGAAGTGGGCGAGCGTGTGACCAAGACCGAAACGACTCTGGACGGCAACCTTGACCTCAAGCATGGCGTCGATTCTGAGCAGTATCAGCGAGCGGTTGCGACTCTCGCTGATGCCCTCCGAACGCTCCTTCCTGGAACGGGCGTTGAGGGGGCAAGCGCTGTGGGTTCCGCAGAGCCGTCCGCAGTGGCTGGCCGTGTTGAGCCGGGCGGATGAGCTGTTCTATGGCGGCGCGGCGGGGGGGGGCAAAACAGACCTGGGCCTGGGGATGGCCTTCGAAGGTCACCGGCGCGCGTTGTTTTTGCGGCGCGAGTACACGCAGTTGACCGACGTGATCGACCGGGGCGACGCCATCGCCGCGCCGATCCAGGTGGAGTTCAACCACCAGCGCCGTCGCTGGGAATTCGATGGGCGGTTCGTCGAGCTGGGCGCGATTGACCATCCGAAAGACCTGAAGAAGTACCAGGGCCGCCCGCGCGACCTGTACGTGTTCGACGAGGTGACGTATTTCCTGCGCGAGTGGGTGCGCTTCATCACCGCCTGGCGGCGCACGAGCGATCCCACCCAGCGCACGCGGGTCCTTCTGCTGGGCAACCCGCCCCTGTCGCCCGAAGGGGAATGGATCATCCAGGAGTTCGCGCCCTGGCTGGACGATCAGCATCCGAATCCGGCGCCGCCGGGCGAGCTGCGCTGGTTTGCCGTGCTGGACGATGAGACCGTTGAGGTCGGAGGGCCGGAACCCATCACGCATAAAGGGGACACGATCCGTCCCATCTCGCGCACCTTCATCCCGGCCTATCTGGACGATAACCCGTTCTATCGGGACACGGATTATAAGACGGTGCTCCAGAACCTGCCGGGCGTGCTGCCCGCGATTCTGCTCGACGGCGAATTCAACGTGCGGGCCGAGGACGATCCCTGGCAGGCGATCCCGACGGCCTGGGTCGAGGCGGCGCAGGACCGTTACCGCGCAGGCCAACGCCCGGAGGTGGCGCTGCGCGCCGTCGGGCTGGACGTATCGCGCGGCGGGGACGACGAGACGGTGGCCGCCAAGCTCTACCACGAATGGTTTGAGCTGCATAGCTGGCCGGGCAAGGCGATCCCGGACGGCCCGGCGGCGGCGGACCACGCGCTGAACGCCTGTATGGACGATGCGCCCGCGCCGTTTTTCGTGGACGTGATCGGCTACGGGGCGTCGGCGTATGACAGTCTCAAGGGACGAGACGGCGTGACGGCGTACCCGGTCAACGTGGGCGAGGGCAGCCAGGGGATGGACAAAACCGGTAAGTTCCCATTTTTCAACCTGCGGGCGGAAGTCGTTTGGCGCCTTCGGGAAGCCCTCGACCCGCAGAGCGACCATGCGATGGCGCTGCCCCCGGACCGGCAGGTCAAGGTCGATCTGTGCGCGCCGCGCTTCAAGATCGGCAAGAGCGGCATTCAGATCGAAGCGAAAGAGGATGTGAAAGCGCGCATCGGTCGTTCCCCGGATAAAGGGGATGCGATTTTGCTGGCGTGGTACGGGGCGCAGGGCTATGGGCGCGCCTCCGTCGAGTTCGTGTGAGGTGAGCAATGATCATCGCAAGCATCCGCATTACGGGCTATCGCGGCCCCCAAACCAACACCCTGTATCTGCCCCCCGGTGAGTATACGGTGGGGGATTTCGACATCGCGGCGCATACGGTGCCGGAGGCCCTGGCGCGGTATCTCGTCGACACCGGGCAGGTGACGGCGTATGCGGTCCAGGCCGAGGAGCCGCCCCCCGGTGAGACGGGTCAGGAACCGCTGGTTGAGTCTGCGCCTGAAGAACCGACGGCAGACGCCCCGGACTCTGGCGAGGAGATCGCCATCACAGGCGAGGCGACGATGGCCTTAGAAGCGCCCGATCCGTGGCAACCGCTGCCAGTGATGGACGACGCGGCCCGGCAGGAGGCCCTCGCGGAACTGGACGCGATGACGGTCGACGAGCTGCGCGATCTGGCGGCACGCCAGGGCGTGGAGCTGCCCGCCTATCGTCTCAAGAAAGCGGACCTGATCGCCCTGCTGATGCCGTAAACGAGGCGTTTGATGGCTGCTGTAGTATCAGACCGCACGCGCGTGCCTCTGAGTCAGGGCGCGGCGCTGCTCCAACGCTGGGATCGCGAGTACCAGGCCGCCAAGCGCGCGCCGAGCGTGATCTGGCCCGCCGATATGTATGGCTGGTATGGCGAACCGCCGCCGGTCGAAGTCACGGCGACGCCGATCCATTACCGCACCAGCGAGGCGGTCAATGCGGCGGTCAAGGAATTCGCCAACCGGATCGCGTCGACGGCGCTGCTCCTGTACCAACACACGAGCACGGAGGGCGAGCGCGAGGAACTGAAGGCGCACCCGGCCCTGACGCTGCTGCGCAACCCCAATCCGTTTCTGCGGCGCTGGGATTTGGTGTGGCACACCGTCGCCGACCTGAAACTGGCGGGGAATGCCTACTGGTTCCTGGCCGGGCCAGCATCGGGCGAGCCGGTAGAGATCTGGCGCTGCGCGCCGCAGATGACGCGCATCGTGCGCAGTACGCGCGAGTACATCGGGGGCTACGTGACGGAGGTCGACAGCCGGCTGATTCCGCTCCGGCGCGAGGAAGTGATCCACTTTCGCGCGCCCAATCCGGTGCTGGTCGACACGCTCTATGGCCTGGGGGACCTGGCGGTCGCGGCGCTGGCCGCGCAGACCGGGCGCGAGATGGCCGAGTGGAACCG